GTAGGTATCGCCGTCAAACGACACGACCGGCGTGCCTGCACCGTGCGAAGTTTTCACCGTAGGGAAGTCCACGTTTTCGATGTCGTCCGTAACGTGGTGTTTGAGCTTTGCGGCCGTCGCTGCTTGTTTGAGCTTGGAGGCCGCCGCGGTGACTGCGGACGCATGCTGGATGCCCATTTTGTCCTTCAGCTTGTCGCGGGCAGCGCGCAGCCGATCCAGGTGTTTGCGCTCGAAGGACGCATCGTCGCCTTCCTCCTCGGTCTCGCGGATGTCTTCTTCGACCTGTTTGATCTGGTCGGTCAGTTCCTTGAGTTCGTCCTCGTCGTCTGAGGCCTTGATACGCATGGCGGCCTGGAGTTTGAACGCAGGTTTGGCTGCAGCGGTAGTGTGGGTTGCACCACCTTCCGCTGCACCAGGCGCCTCGAGCTTGCTCTGCGGTTTGCAGTTATTGGTCAGCGTGGTATCGCTCACCGCTTCCGGCTGTGCGTCATTGGAGTGGGTGGATGCAGCCCGCACAAGGCGAGCCGAAGCTTGTAGTTGGATCATCATTCCCTCGTGTGGACAGTGTT